GTCAATACCTTCAAGACCATTCCCGCCCTTCTGGGGCAGGTTTGGGATTCAACCCTTAGCGGAATGAGCCGCGCATGGGGGTGGATGACGGATGGCGTTACTGCAAAGCTAAATGATATTTTATCTTTATGGAATCGCATCGCAGAAGCCACTAACAAACTGCCAACACCTTTTAAGCTTCCGATAGTCCCGCTGTTCGAGCGCCAGCAGATCCCCGGCTTCGCCCGTGGCGGCTTCATCGACAAGCCCACCCTGGGCGTGATCGGCGAGGGCCGCAACCCGCGTGAATATGTGATCCCCGAAGGCGGCATGGGTGCAGCCGCTGACGGCTGGCGGCGGGGCCTGCGGGGTGACGCGCTGGTGAACGCCTGGCAATCCCCCGTCCTCGCACCGGGCCGGGCCAGCATGGAGCCCAGCGGCGGCGGCATGGGCGGGCAGGCGGTCATCCCTGAGGTGAGCATCCAAGTTCAGCAGTCCGGGCCGACCTATCGGCTGCCAGACGGAACCGACACGATCTCACGAGCTGAGGCCATGGCCCTGGTCGCCGAGGCCAGCCGACTGACCCTCCAAGCCGTGGTCCGGGCCAACGCTGGCGCTGCGGCTCGATCCGCACGGAGGGGCTGATGAATCACCGCTACTCTGCAGCCTTCCTCGACGTCTCCACCCCTGGCGGCATCGTGGCCCATCGGTGGCAATCGCGCTGGCGGCATCAGACGGTCACCTGGGAATCCCTGGCCTGGCAATACCGTGAATTCACCTGGGCGGGATTGAGCTCCGGCGCAATCATCGACTCCTCCCCGGCGGCGCTGGAGTTCGCGCACCTCCCCAGCCTGGCCACCAGCCTGCGGCAGGCGCACGCGGACGGCTGGACCGGGCGACTGCGGGTCTACCACCACTCCGATGCCGTCGGCATATCAGCGCCGCCGGCAGCTCAGGAAATGCTCCTACAACAGTCGCTCACCGGTGTGATCTCGATCACAAGCCTCACGATGACGGCGATCGCGATCACCCTCGGTGGCGAGTCTGGCGGCACCTTCCCCCCGCGCCGGGCAGACACGGCGCTGATCGGGGTGCCATGCGAGCTGGGGGAGCGCTGAGATGCCAAGCAGCGCCTTCTATCAGTCCGCCAAGGATCCGGAATGGCTCGCACAGTATATGGCGGGCAATTTCGGAATCGATGAGTTTATTCGCGAGACTTATGGACTTGAATTCTACATCCGCTACCAAGAAGCTCAGGTCGCCGCCAAAGCTTCCATGGAGGCAGCTAGCCGCACGGGCCAGGACGAAACATCCGAACGCGAACGCAACCTGAGCCAGCCCGTCAAGGGCATGGCGATCGGCGACCCTGTGCCTGTGGTGTTCGCCAGGCGTCGCACCGGGGGAACGGGTGGAGTGATGAGCCAGCCCCCCGCCACCGAAGCGCAGTTCAGCAACACGGCCACCACGATCACAGCCCGTTACCTCTGCGTATTGGGAGAGGGGCAGATTGGTTCGATCCAGACGAAAGACTTCCGCATAGGGCCGATTCGGCGCGGCGATTCCTATAGCCAGAATTATGATAAGCGGGCCGGCACATGGGCGCCAGGCAACCGAACCAAGCCCACTGCAGGCACTACGCTGCCCGACTTCCCCCAGAATTGCGGCATTGGGGGAGACTATAAAGGAGTCTCGACACTTGAGTATTCAGGAACGTGGCCTATTGGCTCTGACAACTGGAAGCTTGCCTGTAACCTATTCATCCGCAACGGGATGCAGATTGACCGGGGGCGGCTGATAGACGATGTGGTTGGGCCTAGTGATAATATTTGTGACTTGATTATTTGGGCGCTGGTGAAGTCAGGCAGGAAGAAAGAATCTGAGATAGACCTAGATGTGATGGAAGACACGGCGGCCTTCATTGAAGCAAACCAGCTTTTCTGCAATGCTCAATTTACAAGCGCTGCAAGTCTGCCCGACTTCCTTGTAAACATCTTGCCGGCTTTCCTGCTCAGGGAAACAACAACAATCAGCGGCAAATATGCGGTCATTCCAGCCGTGCCGGTGAATGCTGATGGCACGATTAAAACGACGGCGATCGTTCCTGACTGGACCCTGACGGAGGAGGCCATTGCGCCAAACAGCTGGGAGGAGCGGCCGGCAGATGCGGCGACGCGGGGACCCCTGCAGATCTCCGTCCTCTGGCGGCAGCAGACCAGCGACGCCGAGCCGCCACTGGATCGGGACCTGCAGGTGGGTCGGTTCAGCTCGGGCCTGGTGCCTCAGGTGGAGGAGTTCGACCTTCGCGGGTTCGCCACGTCCGAACAGCACGCGGCGTTGGCGGGGGGGTACCGCCATGCCCTGCGGACCATCGCGGGGGCCACTGCATCGGTTCGACTGCTGGCCGGCAGCCAGTCCGGCTACCTGCAGGAGGGCCAGATTGCGCAGATCTGGCTTCAGGTGGTGACGGAGCGAGAGACCGTTGGACAGATCAATTCGCTGTGGTGGATCGACAGGATCGACCTCGCGCCTGACGGCTCCCAATCGCTCCAGCTCTCGGCCTGCCCGGTGGATGCGGAGGGGCGCAGCCTGGTGGCTCTGGCTGTGATCGCGGCGAGGGATAACGCTCCGGGGGCGATCTTGCCCTATCCCCCCCTGGCGGCCGGCGACGAACCGGGGCGGGCTTCGGATACCACGGTGCCGCCATCCACGACCTCGGGTGTGCCGTTCACATCTGGCGGCGGAGGGATCATCATTGCGATCGGAAAACCTTCTGGGGGTGGCCGTGGTGTCAATCAGACCGACGTAGGGGCGCCGCCGGTGGAGGCTCCGCCCAAAGGGCCAACTCCTGGCGGGCCGGGTGGGGGAGGGATTGCTGAGGCTGGCAACGGGCCGAAGAAGCCGAACGAATCCAAGGGCGGGGCTCAGCCGTGGGATGGGTACATCCCCGGCAAGATGGAGCCAATTGACTATCCCCCTGGCCCTGAGGATTGCGGACTTCCAGGCCCGGCACTGATCAATACGCGACTCACGGGCTTATCGCTCAGCACCAGTGGATGGGGATACTGGAACACAGTAATAACATCAACTAAGCGGATTGAATGGGTCTCGCAGGGATTTTATTTTAGTGATTACTGGTCTCCTGGAACAAGCGTACAGATTGAAACTATAAAGATCAGTTATACTCTTACAAACGGAACCGAGTATTCGCAGATAATCAGCTCCTGCGGCGCCCCACCATTTGGCCTACAAGGTGAGTTTGGCCTTGAGATCCTTAGCTGGCGTTGCAGGCTGGCAGACGGATCACAAGGGCCACTCCAGACGGCATGACGACCTTTCCCTCCTACCGGCCAACCTCCCTGCCGCTGCAGCACGGCACCTTCCCAGCGTCGGTGCAGCAAACCGCCAGCGGGCGCACGGCGATTGTTCGACATTCTGAGCTTGAGACGGATATCATTCTGCCGCTTGAGTTCATCCTCACGCAGGCGCAATTCCTTGTCGTTTGGGAGCACCACAGGGACCATGGCACGTTCCTGAGCTTCCCCCTTCCCTCCACAATCCCAGCCAGCTACACACCAACCGGTTACCGCTGGAAGTACGCATCAGAGCCTGTACAGGTGCGGGATGAATACACAGATCTCTTCCGCGTCACCTGTATTTTCGTCGGGAACCTCTGGGCAGACATCCGGCTCCCGTCGGAGCTGGGCACGCTGGAGATGGTGGCGGTGGAAACCGCCATCGCAAACGTCCGCACCACGGCCCCGGCGGCGCCTACCGCCACGGTTCAGGACCTGGCCAGTGGCGTCACCTCGAACGGGTTTGTGGAGGTGACCGGCCTGGAGGTGGGCACCACCTGGGAGTACTCCACCAACAGCGGCAGCACCTGGGCGGCGGGAACCGGCTCGGGATTCCAGCTCCCGGCCGGCAGCTACTCGGCGGGAGCCATCCGGGTCCGCCAGGCCGATCGGGATGCGAACGTCAGCGGCGCGGCGCAGAATCCTTCAGCGGTGGCCGTCAACGATGCCAGCTCGGTGACGATCGTTGCCACCATCGCGGCGGGAGCGACCGGGACCGGGACTGTGACCCTGCCCAGGTGGTTCGTGCTCGATCGCATCACCACCAACCGGGCGGGGTGGTTCAGGATCTACAGCAACGCGGCCGGCGCGGCTGCGGATGTGGGACGGTTACGGGCCAACGAGCCAGCGGGGCAAGACCTGGTGATCAGGGATCCGGTCTTTACCTCGGCTGGAACCCTTTGGATGAACCCAGCCCTGCCCGCACGCAACGCGGAGACACCGCAGACGAACAGCTACCCATGGCGGTTCGTGAATGACGGCGCTACTGGCGAAGT